TAGGTGTATTAGAAAAAAATATTACAGATATTAATACAAGACTATCTTCTGCTGAAGCAACATGGCAGATGGCAGAAAATTTATATAGACAACTAGCAGATCAAGTTAGAGAACACAGCTACGATATAAAAGATTTAAATAGGTAAACATATGGAGATAGCCAGGATGGAACCAGAAAACCACAATTGGACATTTACAGCAATATTAATTTTAGCATTATGTTTGTTAGCTTGGGTTGGTCCTGCATATCCTAAGAACGAATATCTTAACGAGTATGGTGTAAGATGTGGTGAGATGGAATTTAGAGTTGAAGATAGAAATAACGAACAAGATTATCATACATATAACTCAAATGATTATGATAATGATTCACAAAATTTTAGTATAACTTACAGAAAATATTTAGGTACAGACTGTAAAACATCAAAAGAAAATGTACAAATTAAACAACAACTAGAACTAATGAAAATGTGTGGTAGGGTTAATGCTAATCCAAGCCTTGCACACAATGAAAATTTTAGATTGTTAGTGTCTAAATGTAGGGGTGTAACTCCTGCAAGAGATAATACTAGACCTGAAGATGCTAAAAGCCACTGGGATGATTTAAAAGATGACTATAAAAAAGAGAATCCAGAGATTAATTTAATGGGAGATAAGTTCATAAAATCAAAGAAAAAGAAGCTTATTATACCTAAGTATTTAACTGAAGACGAAAATGTGATATTACCTTTACCTAAACCAAAAGATGATTGATAAATTTTTATATAATTTTTTTGCAGGATTAGATAGATTGTGTGAAGCGATTGCTACTAAATTAGCAGGACCACGTTGTCAGTGTGGTAAGAAAAAGAAAAAATGAGCAATAAACCACTGAACATATCAGAATCTGCAGCTGTACAGATGCCGATGAAAACCGTAGCATCCCTAATAATTTTAGTAGCTATGGGTGTATTCGCTTATACCGAGCTCACTTCAAGATTAGTATCACTGGAGACATCACGTGAGTTGTTTGAAAATGATTTACTTAAAAAATCAGAACAGGTACCTGTGGACCAGGAGCAACATTTTTTATTGGAAGATCTTTACAAGTCCGTAGAGAAAATGGAAAAAACTCAAGAGATGAATATGACTAATAAAGTTAATATAGAATTTCTTAATTCACAATTAGAAAAAGCATTAGCTGATATAGAAGAATTAAAAGATAAAGTAAGAGAAAATGGAAAGGCTTATTAATGACAGAGTTAGTAGTAGCTTTACTTATGATTGTACACGGAGAGATCAAGGAGGCACGTATCCAGCCTTCGATGTCTGAATGTCTCAAAGGGGCACGTACAGCTAGACGTGATTCTAAATCGCACGTAAAGTATCAATGCCTGAAGCAAATGGCCGAGCTCGAAAAAAATATAGATGGATCTTTTTCGATAAAGAAGTTAATATTAAAGTAATGACAAAACCAAGATATATAAACGGTGAAGTTTTAGTACCTAGACCAATTAAGAAAGCAGCATTAGGTAAATCTTTTTTTATTGGTAGAGTTGCATTAGACACTGCAGAAAACACTACTGATGTTAGTATTAAAAGAAATGATAATATCAAACAACCTCATTTAGATAATTCTAAAGTAAAAGATACTGAATGGAAAACTTTGAAAGATATATACTAATGCCTAAAAAATCTAAATTTAACAGCACAGAAATTAGAACGGAGATAGTAAATGGAGATTGTCCTAAGTGTGAGTCTTATACTGTACTGGTATCTATCTATGAAAATATATTTAGATGCATGACATGTGGTTATGATCTTGAACAAAAGGTAAATGGAAAAATAAGTTACATTCCACGTATAGTTAATGCAAGAGATATAGACTTAGCATTGAAAAAATTATAATGGCTAAACAAAAATTTACACATTTTGTACCTCGTGCTAAACCTAAGAAGAGGCCTGGAGTCCACACAAAAAGTTTAAATAAAAACAAAAAATTACAAAAAAAATTGACACGCTACAAAGGCCAAGGAAGATAACTTCCTGCCTTTAAAGAAAATAAAGGCAGAAAGAAAAAAGGTGTGATGTGTGATAAATATATCACATTACTGTGACTGTCAAGTCACAGTCTCTAACTTACAAGAAAATTTAGTGTAAGCTAGCATACTATTAGTCCATTCTGGATCAAACTCTGCCATTAATTTATGCGAATATTCATAGCCAGAAACAATGCAGCTACTATAATCATCAAATAAAATTGTGGGTGTAGGGATAACTTTACATTCATTGCCTGCAAGTTCACTACATAAAACCATCAATAAAATATATTTCATTTAATCCTTGACTTAATAATTACAACACATATACTCCCATAAAATATAACAAGGAGAAATATGACAGACACAACTAAATTTAAAAATGTATCTTTGTCTAAGAAAACTTATAGTGATGTAGGTGTTCTCAGTAAAGAAATTTTTGATGTTCAATTATCGCTATCAAAGACTATTGAATATTTAGTAGATAAAGAAATGAAGAAAGTAAAAAAAGGACAAACAAATGGACACGCCAAAAAAGAATAAAGTTATTTGTCCTACTTGTAAGGGCAATGGATACATTAGAATACCGTATCGTTTAGCTAAAGAAGAAGTTACAGCTCAGTGTGGAGTATGTGATAGTCAAGGAGAATTGGATGCAGATAAGGTTGATAATATTGTTGTTGATGCTGATGGCATTCACAGGTTGCAGTAGAGATTTGGATTTTAATCCTACAACAACTATACTAAAACAAATGATGAAAGGAAAAAAATGACAACACTAGAAGACGAACTTAAGGAACATATTAGTACTTTAAAACAACAACTAAATCCTAATGGAGAAGTTGTCTGGGACAAACAAGTTGGGGGATCTCACTACCAAAACTTTACGATTCAACCGGCAGAGTTTGTAAATAAAAACAAATTATTATTTGCTGAAGGTAATGCTATTAAATATATTTGTAGACACTCTACCAAAGGGGGTGTTGAAGATATAGATAAAGCAATTCATTATCTAGAAATGATTAAAGAAAGGGATTACTCATGAAGACAGAACAGGAGATAGTGGATGAGATTGTACATAAGATAACCAGTATGTTAGACAAACACGATGCAACACTAATTGCAGGAGCTCTAACAGCTTTAGGTTTGCAGATATATAAAACTCTTCTTAATCAAAAAGAATATGCTGCTATGCAAAAACATATTTTAAAACGATCAAATCAGATACAGCCATTTACAGAAAGGAAACTACACTAATGAAAGAATATCAATTTACTAGAATTGAAACAATAAAATCAATTCAAATAATACAAGCAGAAAGTCAAGAACAAGCAGAAAAACAATTAGAAATGGAAGGATTTGACGAAAGTTGTGATGAGATTATTTCGTCAGAAACTCAAGGAGAGGAGATTATATGAAAAAGATAACTATAACTAGTGATGACATTACATCAAAACAATGGTCTAATCTTTTATTAGAATTAAATCTAATTAAGAAAGCTTGGAAACCTTATGCAACATTAGAAATGAAAGCTATGAATCTAAAAAAAATAATAGCGTGGGGAACAAAAAGTCCAGATGAATATACTGACAAAGATAGATAATGGATCTTATAATTTTAAACGATGGACTGTATCAACTGATACCAGTAACAAAACAAATAATGGAGGGAATAGAAATAATTGGTGAGATAGATTGTTTTGATTTATGTGAGATTCTTAGGCTTAAGCTGACAGGATATGCAGATACATTAAATTTACATATTATGAACGATGGTAGTGGAAATTTTATGGGATGTATCTGTGGATAAATTAAAAAAGTGTTACATTTGTAAGAAAGAAATGACTTTAGATAACTTTTATTTAAGTAAAAATGGAAACTATAATTTCTGTTGTTCTCCTTGTGATAGAAAACGAAAAGCTGTCTATCGTGCTGAAAACAAAGAAAAAATTGCACTTGCAGAAAACAAGTACATCAACACAGAAAAAGGCTATGTCAATGAAGTAATAGGTGGTATTTTTCAAAGAGCTAAGCGTGAAAGCACTAGAAAGAAATGGGTACCAGACATGACTAAACAAGAAATATACGCAGAACTAATGTTGTATGTCCAGGACCACGGCAGAACATGTGAGTATTGCAAGGAGCAATGGACTTATGTCAGGCGTCTAGGAACTAGAGGAGAAGGACAGAAGAGTAGAAGGTCTGGAATTGAGACTAACTTTTCAATAGACAGATTAGATACAACTAAAACTTACAGTAAAGACAACTTAGTTTTTTGTTGTGTGGGCTGCAATAACAGAAAAAATCAAGTAAGAATATCAGACATTATGAATATATTAAAAGTATGGAAAGAAAGGACTAAGGATGAAAGTATTGGATCTATTTAGTGGGATCGGAGGATTTAGTTTAGGTTTAGAATCTACAGGACATTTTAGAACTGTAGCATTCTGTGAGATAGATAAGTTTTGTAAATTAATTTTAGATAAACATTGGAAAGGAACAAAGGTATACGATGATATTAAAACAATCACAAAAAAACAATTCGAAGAAGACGGAACAGAATTCCCAGACAT